CGGCCAACCCGGCACCGGTGAGCTTCCCCATGCGGCGGGTGGATGCCGACACGAGTTCCGTGGCTCCCGCCATGGCCCGTTTCAGGGCGGTGATGTCGGCTCCAAGGGTGACGGTCAGGGCGCTCATGCGCCGGGGGTGGAGTCAACCGAGCGCCACGCAAGTCAATCATCCGTCTTTAGCGGACCGTTCAACCTCAAATCTCCAGACGAGAGTCTGTTCTGAATCGTGCGGCTGTCCTCAGCAAAAAGGTGCAACCCTTGAGATCGACCAGAAACGGCCACGAGTCGGTCAAGTCTGGTCGATGGCATGGCACTAAACGCAGGCACTCCTGACCCGGGAACGGTAAATGTTGAGTCGGCGTGCGGGATGATCTCCCAATACTTCGGGGAAGCTGGATATTGGGAGTTCTCATATTCAATCACCGAGTATTCCCCATCTATCAGAAACGTTTCCAAATTCTGCGCAAGTTCGAATGACAGGACGGAGCGCGGCTTAGACCAGGTGATGTGGAGTTCATCCGGATCATGCTTAGGGGTCAAAAGATTGCCCGCCGAATTTGCGGACAATAGGTGCTGCCGGAAATCAGACTGATTCATGGCCAAATTACGGCCCTATTGTTGTTCTACTTGCAGCGAAACGCTCTGCTCGTCCAATCCCACCAGTTGCAGCCTGAGCTGAGCGAGCTGATCCTTCAGGGAAACTGTAGATCTTCCCGTCTCGCTCCAGTTGGTCCTCACACCAATCCGCCGTAACAGGCAATGCTGGTATTGCGCCAAGCGGGCCAGTGGCATGAAAAGCACCCGTTCCTCGGGCCAGCGGGTTTCGGCGGCGACGGCGAACACCTGGGCGGCTAGGAAGCCGGGCTCGTCGCAGGGAGGGGCTTTTTTCCCGGCAGTCCCGACACGGGATCGACCTGTGCCGCCTCCAGTTCCCGGCTCTGTTCCTCCAAGCGCTTGAAGGCGGTCTGGAAATCGGCCGGGGTGAGCCCGCCGCAGAAGATCAGGGCGGCTTCCCGGAATCCTTGGTCGTTGAAAGACGCCCGCACCACCTCGGGCCACGGGGCGCAGTGGGCGAACACGAAGCCCATGATCGAGGAGGTGAACTCGGGCGTGCCCTCGGCGGGCATCTCCCCCTTCACCAGCGGGTTGCCCGTGCGTAGCAGCACGTCGTAGCTGGCCAGCGACAGCGGTCGCATGGCGTGGCCGCCGACGATGGTTTCCACATCATGGAAGGCGGCGGAGAGCAGTTTCTGGCGGTCGGTGTCGTCCATGGTTGTTGGTCGGTTGTTCGCAGGTTGTTCACAGATGCCGCAGGAACAGGTCTTCGGTGGCGGGCGAGGCATCGAGCGGGATCAGGGCGATCTTGCCCCGGCGCTTGACGCAGGCGAGCGGCACGTCCTGCTTCACCTTATCCACCAGGCGCTCGCGGTTGAGCAGGGCGCACTTGATGTAGGCGAACGGATGCTCCGGGTTGGCGAGGTGCCAGGCGTCGTCGTGCCACGCGGCGATGAGTTCCTTCGTCTGGAACCGGCCGTCCGGGCTTTGAGGATCGAAGAACCAGACGGTGCGCTCGCCCCGAATGCCGTCGCCGACGACGCGGACGAACGGTTTTTCGGAAAGCGGGATGCCGACCGCGGTCAGGGCGGCGGCGAGGCAGGTGTTGCTCGTGGCGGTGGAGGACAGGTGGGATACGGCGTTCATCTCTGGATCTCTGTTAGGGTTGTAGGAGTGGATCAGGCACCGCCGCCCGAGGTGACGAACGGATAGTGGGTGGCGGTCAGGTCGATCTTCTCAAAGTCCTCGTTGTTGAGGCTGCGGCTGACCTGCATGAGGATGGTCGTGCCACCGGACTGCTGGAGGTGGGCAGGAATCGCGTTGGCCAGCGCGAGTGCCGCGCCGATCTTGCCATTGAAGGACGAGGTCTTGGCCACGAGGCCGGAGAGCTTGATCTCGACCTTCTCCTGATAGAGCGACAGGCCGATGATCTCGCCCGCCTTGTCGAGGACGGGCTTCTCCTGGTTGGAGAAGTCGAAGGAAAGGTCGGTGATGAGGATGCCCGGTTGGTCGTTCGGGATGCCCCAGTTTCCGGTGGTGCCAAGGAGTTGCGCGGCCATTTGACCGCGGGCGGCATGTCAACTACACCGCCGAGACCACCGCCTCGAAGCTCAGAACCGTCTCGCGTCCCCGCGTCTCGTCTGGGGTTGTGGCCGTCTCGCGGGCAAGCAGGTCGTGAAGTATGAAAGTCTCGGAATCGAGGTCGGTGCGGATCGCCGCCTTGTCGCGGAGCAGATCGCCCAACGCAGCCGCCCATTCCGCGTGTGTCGCCGCCGGGGTGTCGTCGATCTGGCTGAACAGGTGGATGTCGAGCTTCACCCGTGCCGTGTGAGGCATGGCCGGAACGGATTTCGCTTCGGAGGTGGCAAGCACGATGCAGGGACGGGTGCGCAGCTCGTCACGGTTGGCGACATGGACCGGCAGTGCTGTCGCCAGGGGAAAATCCTCGGGCCGGTTGGCGTCGATCCATGCGGCGAGCTTCGAGGTCAGGGCGTCTTCGATGATCTGTGGCATCGGCCACGGGCAGCGCGTCAACCGGCGCGGCGGCGCAAGGCACGGTTCGCCCGTTCGTTGATCTTGAGCAACGAGGTGGCAAGGGCCTTGCGCAGACGTGCCGCCGCGATCTGCAGCGCGAGGTTGATCCCCTTCCAGGTGGTCACGTCGTCGATGTAGTCGAGCTTGTTGACCAGAGTGACGGACGCCTTGGCCCCGGTCTTCACCACGGCGCTGCCGGGGGCCTGCTTGTGACGGGTTGCCCACTGGACCGCCCCGCGGATGCGCCCGCCGATGGACTTGCCAGCCTGGATCCACGAACCCTTGGCAAAGCCGACCCGCTTCTGGATCTTGGCGATGTAGTTGTCCCGCGCCTTCTTGCTGGTGACGATCTGCTTCGGCTTGGCGGCACCGAGTTGCCCCCATTGGTGGAGATTCGGATCAAGACGGCCGACCGTGAGGTCCTTCCAGCCGGAACCCGACTGGCGAAGCGCGTTCTGTGCCCGTGCGAAGCGCCGGTTCTGGATGTTCGCCCAAAAGCGGTCGGCAGCCTCGGGATCGGATTTCCGGATTTCCTCGAAGGCGTCGGACGGCAGGGCGAACACGTTGCTGATGTCGCCGGCCACCGCACCCTCGCCCAGCTTGCGGGCCTTTTCGGAGAAGCCGAATGGCCGGGTGTTGCGGGCCAGTTCCACGGCGAGGCCGCGCCCTTCCTGCTTCACCAGCGATTCGATGGTGCGGCCGACCCTCTCCGGGTGACGCCGCAGCAGGCGGGCCACATCGGATGCTCCCTTGAGCTTGGCGGTGAAACGGACGGCGTCGTCACTCATCGGTCGAGGAAAGGCTGAGGGTGAGGAGTGGTGAGCGCGGATGGCCCGAAACCTGGGAAATCCGGTATTCGGTGCCCTCGACCTCGATGCGCTCGCCGAACTTGGGCAATGCTCCGGTGAAGGCGGTCTTGGGCACCCGCAGGCTCAGTTCGGGCGAGTCCACGAAGCCGCCCATCTCGATCTGCTGGGACCGTTCGACCCGTCCGACCAGCACGAGCAGGTCGATGTCCTTCCAGCGTGCCCTAACGCCATGCTCGGTTAGAAGCTGCCGCAGGTCGGCAAGAATGTCGGATTCGAGGCTCATGCCGTGGTTGGCTTGTCAAAAGCAAACACCCCCTCCAGTTTCCCGGAGAGGGTGCCCACGAACCACGTCCGCCGACGATGGAAAGATCAGGAGTATTCGCCCGCCACCAGGTTGATGCGGCAGGCCGAGGTGCCGTCCAGTTCGATGAGGGCGGGCCCCTCGTTCACGGCGAAGACCGTGGGGGCGTTGACCTCCTTGGTGGTGGCACCGACCGGCACCTGGCCACGGGAGGTCATGAGCGAAACGGTGTCACCCGGTGCCAGCGCGAGGCCGAGGTTGGCGTTGAGGGTGATGGTTCCGGCCCCGGCATCAACCGAGGCGACCACTCCGCGCACACCGGTCCCGGTGGCGTTGGAGAACAGGACCACCACGTCGTTCGCTGCGGCACCCGTGTAGGGCGGCGCGTTGATGACGGTCTGGTTGGACGCGCTGGTGGCCGTCACGGTGGTGGCACGCGACTGGGCGCGGAAGGTCAGCAGCGAGGCGGCCTTGTCGGAGGTCGCGCTCGCATACTGGATCCGCACACGGTCGCGCCCGCTGGCGGGGACGACCACATGGCTGAGGGTGGAACCGGCGTTGCCGGTGAAGCTGAAGGGAGTCATGGCGATGTTCTGCTAGGGGTGGATGGCTCAGGGTTTGACGATGCGCTTGAGGGCGTCGTTCTTGCCGACCGTGAAGCCGTAGAGGCACTCGATGGTGACGAACACCTTGTTGGCGCGGGTGTCGGTGAAGCGCAGGTAGCCGAAGGTCATGCCGGTCTGCGGATCGGTGACCGCACCCGACTGCTGGTATTCGGCGACCGGCACGAGGTAGCGCATGGCCACGGCGATGGCGCTCGGGTGGACCGCGAAGCCGACGAGCTTTTCGGCGTGATCGGACGGGATGACCACCGTTTCGTGGAGGTCGAACCCGGCAAGCCGCTTGATGAGACCCTCGGTGACGCCGGGGGCGCTGAGGTTAAGGTTGAAGCTCTTGGCGACGATGTCGTCGGCGAGCAGGTTGGTGTAGTGGCCGGCGTCGAGCACGAGCGACCGGGGCGACGCGGGCATCTTCACCTTGCCACACTCCTCGCGGATGTTGAGGACCTTCTTGTAGTCGAAGCCGGTCGCGGCAACGGCGGGAAGCGGAGCGCCGAAGTTCGCCAGCGTGATGACCGACATGATGTCGAGCAGCACGTCCTGGGCGAGTTGCTGGGCAGCGGTTTCAACCAGGGTGTCGAGCACGTCCATCGCAGTCTCGGACGCCTCGCGGGCGGTGACGTGGACGGTCTTGAACTTGTGGCGGTTGAGCGTCACGGGGATGGTGGTCACCGTGGAATCGGCGTTCGCGGTGTAGTCACCGGCGAAGTCGCTCGACCCGGACGGGGCACCGACCAGCGGGACGCGCACGGTGTCGCCCTTGTCGGCCTGCTGGGGACCGAAGTTGGTCGAGAACGCCGTGACGGGCAGCAGGTTCGCGGTGAAGGGCATGAGCGCCCGCTGCGCGACCTTGATGTCTTTGACGTTGGTGAGGGTGTTGGACATGGCGTTCTATCAGGCTTGGTGTTTGAGGATGAGGGCTTGCTGTTGCGGGGTGAGGTTCCGCCAGAAGGCGGTCTGTTCGGCCGGGTCCTTGATCGCGGCGAACTGCGCGTGGAGGTCGGCGGCACGGGTGGATTCCCCGGCGGGCGTCACCTGGGCCGGGGTGGTCGTGCCGGTGGAGGCGACCACGCGGGCGACCTCGGTCTGGACGCGCTTGTCGAAGTCGGCCTGCGACGCCTGGAGTTCGGTGACACGGGTCCGCAGCGTGGTGACTTCGGCAGTGGCCGTGTCGCGCTCGGACTTGAGCGTGTCGATCTCGGCGGAAAGCAGTTCGACCTCGCCGCGCAGGCGTTCGAGGTTGGCCGACGCCTCGTTTAGAAGTTCGGTCTGGGCTTGGTGATCCCGTTGCAGGGTTTCCGCCTGCGTGCGGGCCTCGGCGAGTTGGTCTTCAAGAGCGGTGCTCATCGCCCGTGCTCCCGTGTCAACCGCAGCGTGATAGACGCGGAGCCGCCGCAGCGCCTCGGCACGGTCCGGGACCATGCCTGCGAGGTTGAGCCGCTGTGCCTGCCGTCCGCTGAAGGTCTGCCCTTCCATCGCCTCTGCCGGGATGGCACGTCCGCGGGCGAGCACGGCGGCATGGAAGTCGCGGGCGATTTCGGAGAGGTTCGAGCGGATCAGCTCACGCTGGTCGTCGGTGAGCGGCGTGCCGGGTGCCCCGATGGACTTGTATTTGCCGACCGCGAAGACCTCGACCTTCAGTCCGCGGCTTTCGAGCGCCGCGCTGTCGTCGAGAAACGCCTGCACCACGCCGATGGATCCGACCTGTGCGGAGGGCGTGGCATAGACGGCGCGGGCCTGGCTGGCGATCCAGTAGGCTGCCGAGCACATGAGCCCGGAGGAGAACGCATACACCGGCTTGCTCTCGTTGAGCGTGGCGACGGCGTTGGCCAGTTCCGGGGTGCCGAGCACGGTGCCGCCGGGAGAGTCGATGTCGAGGAAGACGGCCTTCACATCAGAACGCCCGCCCGCTTCGCGGATGGCATTTCCGATTTCCTCTGAGTCGGTGGCACCGAGGAACACCCGGGCGAAGATCCCCGGCTTGCGCAGGATCGGCCCGTTGATGGCGACCACACCGATGCCGTCCTCGATGGAGAGCAGATCGCTGGCCGGTGCCGATGCCGGGAGGTTGCCGCCCCGGTCATGGAAGGCACGCGTGGTGGCGGCCATCGCGTGGAGGGCGTCGGGCTGGATCAGCCATTCGCGGTTCTGAGGGAAGACGGAGGTCACGCCCCTCCGTCGATGTCAACTGGACCTAATTTGCGCTAGTCGATCACAAGCAGCGGCGATCTGGTCGAGAGCACTTACCATTTCAACCAACTTCTGCGCAGGTGGGTTTCCGTCAAAAATAGGACTCTGCCCAACCGCTTTGAAGAACTCGATCCACTGCGCTATGGTCGATCGTGTGAGATCAATCAGTGGCCATGACATCTTTCCGTGCCTGGCTTCCCGCACAGTAATATGCCCGACCCTCTTGTGAAGCTCTCGATAGGTAGTTTGTCGATCCACAATCCAGAGACCATTGAAGTTGGGCAGATACTGATAGGCGTGTAGATTGTCGGGTTTATCGGATGGCTCCTTCGGCTTGAAGAACTCAGCGGACTTGCGAATCAACAGGAGTGAAGATTCAATGATCCCATTCGAGAAGGCCGAGGACGCTTCCGGGATTCCAATTCTTGTCATTTCGGCATTGATCGGACCGGACACCAGCAGCCAGTAAGCATAAAGAGCTGACTGGTGTGCAGCGTAGAACAGATCGTCGATGGCCTGAATTAGCTCATCTTTCGTCGGAGGCACCTCTTTCACGGTAGGCAGAGGATACCATCAGAATCTCGTTAGCACTCAACTATTTATTGGCCCGATGGCTTCCAGAGCATTTCCGGGGGCACGCCGAATTTCGCGGCGGTGTCGAGAATCAGCTTCGCGTCGGTGGCACGACGCTCGATCTCCTCGCGGAAGTCGGCACCGAGTTCGGCGTAGTGGTCGGAGAGCGTCTTGAGTCCCGCCTCCACGTCGGCGCGGTTCTGTTGGGCCTCGCGGCCGGCGTCCACGGTGACGCGCTTCGGCGGAACGGTCGTCACTTTCCACCATCCTTGGACTGGAGGCAGCAGCCCACGGGCAATCGCATCACCGACAACGTAGGCCCACACCGGGCGGATGAGCCGCCGTTCGAGGATCATCTGGCGGAACGAGAAGCGCCGGTCAGCCTTGGCGACGATCAGCCGGACACCCGCACCACCGACCTTGCTGGAATCGGCAGCGAACTCGAACGGGATCATGCCCAGCGCGGAGTCGCGCCGCAGGTGTTCGAGGAAACCTGTGAAGGTCGGACTCGGGCGGTTGGATTGGAAGCTGTCGAGCGATTCGTCGGGTTTGAGCGCCACGAGCTTGCCACCGACGATGCGCTGCAATGTGACCGGGTCGCTGGCCTCCCCGCCGCCACCCGCGCCACCTACCACGAAGTCGCCATTGTCGTCAATCTCGCCCCGCGCCGTCTTGAGGATGCGGGCCACGTCTGCGTTGTCCTTCACCGCATGCTTCTCCAAGGCGAGCAGTTCGATCTCATCGAGGATGTGGTTGATCGAATGCTGGATCGTCGGGTGGTTGCGCACGCCGCCGGCCCATTCCGGTTCGTGGATGTGAAGGATGGCAGGTGCCGGGAGGTCGCGGGCGGTGTTGTCGTCCTGCAGCACGCGGTAGAACACCGGGGCACCGAACGCGTCGAGGCCGATGCCGTCCACGGTTTCCTTTGACCCCATCTCATCGCCAATGCGGTGGCTCTCGATCAACTGGAGGCGCGGCTCGCCGTCCAGATCGCGGGTCTTGTGGACGAAGTATTCGCCGTCGATGTCCATGCCCCGGCAGACGAGCGCCTGGCATTCCTCGAACGAGAAGCGGCGGGTGACCTCGCACCGTGCCGACCAGAAGGCGAAGTATTCCTCAGCGGCGCGATTCCAGTCGGGGTTGGGCGACTGCGCCTGCACGCGGATGCCATCGCCGGTCGAGTAGATCGCCATGTTGGCGACCAGCTCGCGGACGAATCCCGAGTTCTTGTGAAGGTAGCGCGACTTGCGGACCAGCTCGGTGCGCACGCCGGGGGTGAGTTCCTTGCGGGCATCGGAGGGAGATGCTCCGGGCACGGCACCACGGCGGGGCGACCAGTTCGCGGCCTCAAACGGCGACGCCCATGCCTTCGGCAGAAGGACGGGCGGCAGGAACAGGCGGGCGATGGATTGGAGACGGTTCATTTCGCGAGGTGCCCGGAGATGAAGGAGGCGGCGGCCATGCGGGGCTTGCCGTAGGTGTCCGGGTCGAGAACCCGCAGGGCGTGGCCGCACTCCTCAAGCACCTGGTCAACCGGCAGCGTGAACTGCTTGGACACCGACGTTTCGGCGTCGTTCCAGTTCATGATCGTCTTGCCTTCCAACAGGAGCGACTTCGCGCGCTGCTGGATCGCCAGAACTTCGGCGACGGTGAATCCGGTGATGAAGAGTCCGCGGGCCATGCACGGCGGCGGGTGTCAACGGTCACACGACCTGTTTGCCATCGCTCACCCGTTGGCGGGCTTCCGCGAGGGACAGGCCGGTTTTCAACTGGAGGTGCGGCGTGTCCTTGATTCCCTTCCACCGGCCGCCCCATTCGAGGCCGAGCGACTCACCGATCTCACCGCATCGGTCCATCAGGGGGCTTTCCCACTGTGGTTGGCCCTGCTCATCAAAAACAGCGAAGTCCCATGCCACGCCGAAGTTGTGCCACGAGTATCCCGGCTTCGCGTTGGTGACTTTGGGGCCGGAAGTAGTCCTGCCCTTCGCATAGAGTTCCGCCTGCTCCTGATAGGTGCGCAGGCCGCAGATCACCTTCACGTTGATCCCTTCCGAGAGGCAGCGGGCCAGCCATTCGCGGGCCTTTGCCTGGGCGGCGGGCAACAGTGTGGCGATGTTGCGCTCGGTTCGGGAATCAAAGGGGGTTCCGGGCGCATTCTGGCCGGTGCCGGAAATGCCGAGCTTCGCGGCAACGGCGAGCGCAGTCCTCGCGCCCGGGATGCCATCGGCGGTAATGCCGAGATGAGTCTGAATCCGCTTCCAGAGGGACATGCTCATGTCACTTTCCGGTGCGGGGTTCCACGACGATCTCGATGCGGCCGTCCGGATGCACCCGGATGCGGCCGTCCTTGTTGATGAACTCGCCTTGGATCGGCGGTGGCGTGGTGCAGGCGCTCACAAGCAGGGCGAGCGCGATGGCGATGAGCGGGATCAGGGTCTTCATGACTCCCCGTCCGGGGTGTCAACGGGCGTTGCCGCCACCGCCTCACGTCCGACGATCTTGAGCATGGTGGCGGCGGCGGCCTGCATGCTCTCGCAGTCGAAGTAGTGGTTCGGCCGCGAGCCGATCTGCTTCCACATCCACTGGCCCTTTTCCTTCACCCGCTGCTCGCTTTCCATCTGGGCGAGGTAGTCGTCGTCGATGTCGTCGGGCACCTCCCATGTCGGGCCCTTGCCGGGGTCCTGGTTGCGGCGCAGGCGGGCGAGCGTGTCCTTGATGTTGAGGTTGCTCCAGTAATGGACGTGGCAGGTCTGCCGGTGCGAGAGCACGACCTTACGGCGCGGCGAGTAGAACCGCTGCACGGTCTTGCCGTCGCGCCCCTTGTGCGGATAGACCGGGCGGCGGTCGCCGATCAGCGCCACCCACCCGCGCTTGGCGCATTCCCGATAGACATCGTAGGTCGCGTGGCCGGCGTCCACGAACACGAGGCTCGGATGCACGCCGAAGCGTTCCTGCATCACTTCCACGTCGGTGAAGGTCAGGATGCGCTCATTCCAGACGAGGCGGCTCGATCCATCCGCCGACCACGAGCGCACCACGGCGAACAGGTGGTCCATCTGGCAGTCCACCGTGATGAAGCGCAGCGGGATCAGGCCGGTGCGCTCGGGCAACGGTGCCGCAAGGATGCTGCCCTTCTTCGGGTCGATGGCTCCTTCCTCCTCCCACGACTCGCCGCGCTTGTAGCCGGATTTGACGATCTCCAGCTTGTAGTCCTCGACGTATTCGCGCCACGGCAGACCGAGCCGCTTCTGATAGAACTGCTGGAGCAAGGAGACATCCCCCTTCCGTGCCGCCGCCTTGGCACGCAGGTAGAGTTCGGCCAACTGTCCCCAGCTCATCGCGCAGAGAGCATTCCAGTGGAAGCCGACGTTCTCCTTCGACGCCTTGGGGTTCTTGGCCACGAACTTCCCGCTGGCGTTCAGCTCGCGCCGGTTGCGGTCGGTGTCGTCGAAGTGGTGGTTGCACGCTTCACACCGCAGCGACGTGGTGTGGCGCACCTCGTCAAAATCCCACTCGCCGAACTCATCCTTGGCCGACTTCGACCACTCGACGCACTCCCACTTGAACGGCTGGCGGTGACCGCACTCGGGACAGGCGAAAGTCCACTCGCGCTGGTCGGTGGTGAGGAACTTGCGGTGGGTGTCGTCCTCCTCCTCGCCGCCCTGGCTCATGAAGATGCACTTGCCGAGCCAGCCGAACGCGGTGACGCGTGCCTCTGCCTCCGACATGTGACCCTCGGGCCAGCGCCACGTCTCATCACCGATCAACCAGCGGATCGACCGGCGCTGGAGGTTGGTCTTGTTATGCGCCCCGAGAATCCAGAGCGTCATGCCGTTGGTGAAGTGGATCGCGTTGTTCTTGCGCTTGTGGCGGTGGATGCCGGTGGGCATGAGCCGCTCCACCGGAGCACACTGGTCGAAGAGCTTCTGGAGCCGCGCCTCCGAGTAGTCGCGGGCATCCTCGTCGGTCTGATCGAGCCACAGGGCGGGCCCGGGAAGGTTCGCGATGATGTAGCAGAGCGTCAGCTCGGGAGCGGTGGTCTTCGACGACTGGACCGACGCGATGATGGACACCAACCGGATGCGCGGATCGACGATGGCTTCCATGACCTCGCGGATCCACGGCGAGTTGTCGGAGCGGAAGCGGCCTGGATTGGGCGAATACGGGATGCCCTCGATATGGTCCTCGCACCATTCCCACGGCGGCCTGCGGTCGGGAGGTTGCCACGCCTCGCGCCAGATTTCCTTGAGCGCCTTCATGATTCGTGAAGGCAGCGCAGAACCTCGTCAATCGCCTTGCGGCACTCCGCCTGAATGCCTGTGGCGTCCAGACCTGATAGAACGGGCGGAAGCTCATTCTCGAATTTCGCCCGCAGCACGGAGGTCGCCTGGGCGACCAGTCCGATCCATTCCTCGCGGACCTTGGTGAGCGGGACATACTCGCCCTTCTTCACCGCGATGCGAAGCTCCCGCTCCTCGACTTCGGCCAACAGCTTGCGGGCCTTGAGCGCCTCCTCATTGCCGACCGGCGTCTTGCCCGCCTTGAGCCCGCGCAGCCGCACGAACTCGCGCCAGTCGGCCACCGGCCACAAACCGTTGGACAGCGGCTTGGGTGCGCCGTCCATCTTCTGCCAGGTCGAGAGGGTGCGGCGGGTGACGCCGAGCACGGCCGCCAGTTCCACGAGCGTCTTGGCGTAGGCGAGCGTTTCCACGCTGCCGGCCGCCCGGGACTCGATGCGGGCGCGTTCGGCGACGGTCAGGGGTTTGCCCGCCGCGACCTTCTTCACGATGTTCTGGAAGTCGGCGTCGAGGATCTTTCCCGCGACCTCGGGTGATAGGTCCTTCGGTTCCATGCACACGAAGGGCTGTCAATCATCCGTCACGCACCGTGCCTCCGGGATCATCCTTGCCCTATCAGCCACCATCGGCTTGACTTGCCTCACCGGTTCTATGGCCAAGGCAGTTGTAATCGCATCCCTGCAATTCCCCACGAAGAAGCTGGCGAAGGAGTTCTTTCGCGAGATTCGCGACCGCTATGCGGACGGGTGCAGGATAGGAGACGAGGATGACAGGTATCTGAGGGACATGGTTGCCATCCACCCCGAGGCCGAGACCAAGATTGGTTGCGGCATCTCGCATTTCACGGTCGAGACGGAGGTCCTGTTCGGCCGCACCAGGCACTTCATGATCCACCGCATCGACGGCTCCAGCACGGACGTGAGCTTCCTCAGCGCGATTGATGGTCGCAACGATCGACGCGACAGGCTTGAGGCGCTCCGCCGTGGGATCGAGAATCAGATCGTGCTTTTCAAGCAGTCGGCACTTTTCGCGGCAGGCCCGAAAATTTGCCCGCTCCGCGGCGTGCCGATCACCGAGGACGCCTATCACGTTGACCATACGCCGCCCCGGACTTTCGTTCGCCTGGTCGATGAGTGGCTGGCACAGGAATTTCTTCGGATCGAGGATGTCGAGATCACGCCGCCATCGGACAATCAGATCGTCACGGAAATGACCGACGACGATCAGAAGCGAAGCTGGCAGGACTACCATCGGGAGAACGCGAGCTTGAGGTTGCTGAGCCCGCTCGGAAACCTGTCGGACGCCAAGTTGTCCGGGAAATAACCGTCTGCGCAACCGGGCCGGGGCTCAGGGTTTCACCGCCACCCACCCGGCGAAGTTCAGGTGCCGCCAGAAGCAATCGACTGCGGCAAAGCCTTCCTCTCGCAGAAGTTCCTCGTTCCAGCGGGCGGTGACCGGTACCAGCACGCCTTCCAACGACAGCCGCTTGCGGTCGATCTCGCACTGCGAGTAGCCGTTCTGCTTCTTGATGGAGAGGAACAGGTCCACGAACGCCTCGTCCAGTTCAGCGGTGGCACCGAGCACCTTCTCGACCAGCACGAAGGCACCGCCGGGTGCCAGCGACTCGAAGACGCGGCGGATGATCCGCTGGCGGTATTCGATGGGGGTGAATTGCAGGGTGAGCACCGAGAGCACGACGCTGGAGGTCACGGACGGGAACTCGTGGCGCAGGTCGGCACGGGCGATGGTGACGCGGTTGCCGTGCGGGTGCTTCTCGAACTTCGAGCGCGCCGCCTCGATCATCGGCTCGCTGATCTCCAGGCCGATGTAGTCGTTCGCCTGACCGAAGTTGGATACGAAGGGCAGCAGGGCTTCGCCCCGGGAGCAACCCATGTCGATGATCGCGGTTCCGGGTTTCACGAAGCGGCCGGCCACCTCGAAGGTCACCATGCGCATCGCATTGTATTGAGGGATCGACCGCTGAAGCATGTCGTCGAAGACATCGGTCACCTGGCGGTCGAAGCACCAGCGCCCATCGGGCATCACATGGTCAACAGGGGTGTCACTCATGCCCCCGTCGCAGGTGTCAACGCGGGAGGCGTTTCACGATCCGCGTGCCCTCGGTCAGGCAGGTGCCTTCCTCCGTCACCCAGAAGCACGGGATGGAGAACCGGGCATACATCTCGCGGGTCCGCGGGTTGCTCTCGATGGCGATGTAGCGGGCATCCTCGCCGTGGATCGGGAACACGTCCTTCTTGAGCAGGTGCTCCTTGATCGCCGGGGGATTCCACCAACCGTTGGGGGCGAAGCACGCGTCCTGAGGTCGCCACCCGGTCTGCTCCTCGATGCGGTCGAGCGTCTTCATCATCCAGGTGACGGGGCGGGCGGTGATGAGCACGACGGTATGAGGCCGCACGAGTTCCACCAACCATTGCCGGTATTGCTCGTTGGCGAGTCGCTTTTCCATGCGCTCGGGCGTGGTGCCGCGTGCCGGATTGTTGGCCACCAGCGTGTAGTTGAGATCTAGCAGGATGATCATAGGGTAATCTGAAGACGTTGGCTGAAAGAGTCCATGGCGCATTTCACGAGATCCATGCGGGTGCCGTCCGGATAGGGCAGGTCGAACTCGAACTCGATGGCGGCGCGAAGTCTTGCAGGATCCACGGGCCGTGCCGACGCGCAGGCCGCGTTGATGTTGTTGGAGAACTCCTCGACCTTCACCGAGCGGAAGAACGTGCCGAACAGATCCTTGAACTCGGCGACCGTGTGATACTTCTGGACCTTGGGCTTGTCCTGAAAGTCGCCGATGCGGATGCCCGGTTCATAGTCGAGGCGGAACGCGATGTTGCCCGCGTTGGATTCGTTCATGAACGCCTTGCCGTTGACCTGCCGCCAGCCGGACTCCCCGGCGGATGACGCGCAGGCATAGACCTTGGTGAACGGCTTGCACAGGGCGGCGCACAGGCAGGCGATGTGTTCGCGGTCCTCGCGGAACGGCACGGAGTTCAGCACGCTGGCGATGAAGATGCTGGTCCACTCCTTGCCTGCAGCCACTTCGGATAGAAAGGCACGGGTCAGTTCCACGCTCTCGGCCTTGTTGATGCCCCCTGGTCCAAGCCGATATGGCTCGAACGGGGTGCAGTCGATTCCGGTCTGGCGCAGGAGGAAGGTTTCGGTCAGGTGGCCGGCCCCGAAGTCGAGGATGGTCGTGCCATGTTCCTTGGTCCACCGGGCACGATCCGCCGCCTTGGAAATGTCGAAATCCTTGCATGGCTTCGCGCCATGCGTGGCGAAGATGAAGCCGTTCCCAAGCTCGCGACGGACGCGGCGTGCGCGGCGGAACGAGTTGAAGCGCAACATGTCGGCATAGCGCGTGTGGATGTCGAAGTCCATCGACAGCAGATTCATCATGGCCCGGGCGAACTCCGCCTCCTCCTCGGTGACGAACACGACCGGGGCGAACGCGGCTCCCTTTTCGGCCAGCATTTCCAGACGGCCGATGCCATTGATTACGGTCAGGTCCTCGCGGCAGACGATGGGCATGAGGATGCCGTGACGGTGCAGCGTGCGGGCGAGGTTGCGGGCATACTGGATCCAGCGGCCCGCGTTCACCCGGCAGAGATCCTTCACGGCGACTTCCGCGGGCTTGAGGCAGCGCAGGAAGCCGTCGCCGCCGACCTCCTTGTCGGGGATGCGGGCGGCGAGCGCCTGGATGTCCAGCGCTCGAAGCTCGCTGGACACCTTGCCGGGAGTGTGGTGGAAATCGAAGTCGTTGGTCGCCCGGTTGAATACGATGTTGAGCGCCTTGCGCTGGTCGAGGTCGAGCGCCTTGGTGCGGAAAACCGGCACATGTGTCGCCTTCATCCGCTCGGCGACGAGATGGCGCTGGTGGCCGGACAGGATTTCACCGTCCGCGTCGGCGAAGATCGGGGCGATGAAGCCGAGCTTGCGGAGCGACAGTTCGATCAGGTCGAGACGCTCCGGGACCGCCGACCTCGGGTTGTAGGTCGATGGTCGAACGGCGTCGATGGGTTCGAGGGTGATGTTCATAGTCCGAGGCGGCTGCGGATTTCGTTGAGCACGCTTTCTTTGTCGAAGCCGGCGTCCTGTTTCACGCGGTCGCACCACGCGATGAATTCGTCCTGAGTGATGCGGAACCGGTAGAGTCCGACCGCGACCGTGACATCGCTCTTGTCGAGTTCCTTGTCGTGGCGGTCATCGTCATCCTCTTCATCGTCATCGCCGCTCGGATTGAGCAGTCCTTCGAGATCCGCAGGTTCGAAACCAGCGAGGATCGTATCAAAGTCGGCGGCCTTCCATTCGCTGGCGATCTTCTCAAGCTCGTTGAGATCGACCGAGGAAAGTTCAGCCAAACGGTTGTCGGCAACCAGCACGGCGAGTTCATCGTTCTCACTGGCGAAGTCCTGATAGTCCACCGGCACGACTTCGACGCCGAGGTGCTTGGCAGCCATCAGTCGGCCGTGGCCCGAAACGATCAGGCCGGTGAGATTGGAAACGGTGATCGTTTGCCGCCAGCCGAAGTAGCGGATGTTCTTGGCCAGAAGCTCGATCTGGCGCTGCGGGTGCGTGTTGGGGTTGCGCGGGTTGGGCTTCAGTTCGCCCACCGGCACGAGCTTGTCGAAGCTGCACCAGACTTCGATGCCATTGGCGAGGGTGCGGGCCTTGGGGGAATCATCCGTCATCGCCGGTTCGGATGGTGTCAACGGCATGGCTGACTTGCGCTAGCAACGGCAGGATGGATCGCCACGCATCGGGCGGGCACCATCCGAGGGCGAACCATTCCCGACTGCCGGCCACATCGCGCCATTCCACGGTGACCGGCGTTTCCCGGCGCATGCCGGGTGCCCGATAGCGGAACACGGCACGGGACATGCGGCCGTCGCGGGCAAAGGTGATCCGGTGGATGCGCGCCTTCATGACAGCCCCTCCGCGTCGAGCCAGGATTCCAGATCGGCGAGCGCGGCCCGGACGCATCCGCCGCTGCCGACCGCGATCCGCAACGAGGTCGCTTCATCGACCGGCCAATGGCGACGCAACAGGGCGGCGATGTCCTCGGTCGAGGGTGCCGCCAGCTTGATCGACTGGAAGCGGGTCTGAAACCGCTCGGTGAGCAGGTCGAGTTGCAGGTTGCTGGTGCCGATCACGGCGCGGCCCGGTGGCAGGCGGTCGAGGTAACTCAGGAGCAGGTCCTGCGCGTCCCTGGTGCAGCGGTCCATCTCGTTGATGATCTTCACCGAATAGACGCCGAACAGTGAGCAGACACCGAGCGTGCCCATCCACTGCTTCACGGTTTCGACGGTCACCAGCTTGCCGTTGAACTCCTCGACTGCGAAACGGGTGCCGGACAGGGCGTCGGCCACCATGTCGGCGATGCTGGTTTTCCCCACACCTGGCGGGCCGTAGAGCAGGAGCTTGACCGGCACCGCCGGGTTGGCGTGGAGCTTGCGGGCCTTGGCGACGAGTCGGGCGGCGACGGTGGCCGCGGGACCGCAGAGGTCATCGGGTCCGGTAGGTCGCCACGCCAGCGGTGGGCTTGCGGGGCGTGGCGGCGGGGTTGGCAGAATCTTCAAGGATCGTGGCATGGTTCGTGGGGATCGGGTTGGTGATGGCCCGGGCGACGGCCTCAGCGCCCTTGCGGTAGAGGGTGACGGCGAGCAGTTCGCCGTTCACCAACACCGACCAGTAGCGCGTGAGGTAGCCGCCCGGTTTGCGATAGCGTGTGACTTCGACCTTCATCAGAAGTTGTAGTCGTGGAAGTGGTGGCGTCCGGGAATGACCCGCTCGCCGTTGGTGGTGCGGAAGCGGCCGTCCTTGCGGCGCGTCGCCCGATGCAGCGGAGCCGTAGGATCGGCCTCGTAGGTGTAGCGCTGCTCGTGGTTGTTCACGCAATGGCCGGCGAATCCGCCGGGGATGATCTCGGGCTTCCATCCGTCCAGCCTGGCGATGTCGGGCTGGAGGTAGAGCGTGTGGCCGCTGGGCGTGACCCGGACCACCGTGCAGGCGGTTCGGTCGCTGTGGTGGCAAATGGTCGCGCCTTCACCGGCGATTGGATTCCATTCGGGTGTGTCCATGGCGGTGACGTTCATTTGCCCCAGCCCTCGCGGCGGGCACGGGTTTTGACCGAGTTGGGTGACAGGCCGAAGTGCTCGGCCGTCTGCTTCACGCTGCGGCATTCGAGCCAGTGGGCCCGGACCTTCGACCAGTGATCGTCACCGAGGCCGGGATTGCCGACCTTCTTGGCGGGCTTGGATGTCTTAGCCTCGGGTGGCGTGGCCTCCGCTGGCGTTGGTTCGGGCTCAGCCGCGTCGGCGAACGCGTCGTAACGTCCCGGGCTGGCCTCGGGTTCGGGCCTGGTGATCGGCACGACATTCGCGGCGGGCTCGGTGACGGTGGCTCCGGTTCCCCCGGCGAGGATTTCCGCGACGATCTCGCGGATCAGCGGCACCGGGATTTCGGTGATGGTGAAGACCAGTCCGTTGAGGGTCTTGCGCCCGATGGTTTGCTTGAGGAACTTCAAGGCCTCGCCGCGGGTGCGGCCCTGGTAGCGGCCTTCGAAGACGTTGGTTTCCTTGTCGTCGCAGACGATCCAATACAGTTTGTTCATGGTGGTGTTGGTTATGGGGTGGTGATGTTGCCGTCGGTGTCGATCCGGACGCTGAACG